TAACCATTTGAGCCTAAATGTTTCATAACGGTTTGATAACGTTTAGCCGTGAGTTTCCTGTGAATGTAAAGGATAACTGGTTGAACTTTCAACTACTTATCGGGTCACCTTGTTACTGGTGAGTAACTTAGTGGGTGGACATATTGCCTTTGAATGTCTAATGTTTAAGTAAAGGTTTATTATTGGACAGATGAATGAGTTATGTATAGGTGCCGAAAGTTGAGGCCTCCCCTGCTTTTCTTCTGAAAGTTATCCACAGGTTTATCCACAGCCTGTGCAGGGGGGTGGGGGTTATCCACAGCCTGTGGAAAACGGACGCGGGGGTGTTAAGTCTGACGGCGTACATACATATACTCCCCAAAGAAAAATATACGCTAAAGTGAGACTGCCGTAATGTCCTAGTTTGTACACATATTAAAGTGACGTTAGTCACAAATAGAAAATAAAATCTACCGTAGACGGGAAATGGGCTATTTTTCCTGCCTTATATATAGTAGGGAGTAAAACGAACCAGTACTAGTTTTACGACCCAACCTCGCTGCGTTGGCACTACGCGAGTCCCCCTAGGACGAGCACCAACTTACCCCTCGCTGCGCTTTCGGCTTGCTCGGGCGTTAAGCCCGAACGGTGACTGCATTTAGTGGGGATAGGTCTATTTATTCTCCAGTACAAATGTTTCAGCCCAGTATAAATAAAAATTTTTTTCGCGCCTTCGGCGCTTTACTATAGGAGACCAGATGTCGGAGAAGTCCAGTGACATCGCCAAGCGTCTGATTCTTAGTGGGGTAGCAGAAGGTCTTACCATCGAGGCAGCCACGGCTGCTGCTGGTAAATCCTATAAGACTTACGAGTACTACCGTAGGACCGATAAGGTCTTCGCGGATAAGATGGACCGAACAAGGCTAGGTTTGAAAGATAAAAACTTTGCCTCATCCGATGTCCACGACATAACATTTGCAGAGTTTCGCCAGAGGTACTTACACTCTCGGACCTTTGCCCACCAGCAAAACCTCATAGATGTAATCGAGGGTAGAGAACCTGCCTGGCTACATCCCAGTATGAAGTATGAAAAGGGACTGGCTAATAACCGTATCCTTTTGAATATCCCGCCAAACCACGCCAAGTCTATGACAGTAACTGTTGACTACGTTACCTGGCAGGTTTGTCAGAACCCTAACTTTCGTGTGCTGATTGTTTCTCAAACTCAGCAACTAGCAGCCGACTTTCTCTACGCCATCAAGCAACGCCTGACTCATCCAAACTATGAAGCACTGCAACAGGCATACGCGGCTGGCGTAGGGTTTAACTCTAAGACTGCCTCTTGGCAGGCTACCCGTGTCACCTTTGGTGATGAACTCAGAGAATCTTCTGAGAAAGATCCAAACATCGAAGCCGTAGGTATCGGTGGTCAGATCTACGGTAAGCGTGCAGATATGATTATCGTAGACGATGCGGTAACTCTAAAGAACGCCAATGAATTTGAGAAGCAGATCCGTTGGTTAACCCAGGATGTGCGTTCTCGTCTTAACCCTACTGGTAAGTTAATTATCGTAGGTACCCGCGTTACTGCAATTGATCTCTACAAGGAGTTGCGATCCGAGGACCGCTACCCTGGAGGTCTAGTACCCTGGACATACCTAGCGATGCCAGCGCTACTTACAACAGATGAAGACCCTGACAAGTGGGAAACCCTCTGGCCCGCTAGTGATGCTCCATTTGATGGACAGACAGAATCAGATTTGAATGAAGACGGCCTATACCCTAGATGGAATGGTCGTAACCTTTACAATGAACGTCAAGCAATGGATGCATCTACCTGGGCGTTGGTTTACCAACAGCAGGATATATCAGATGATGCGATCTTTGATCCAGTATGTGTGCGAGGTTCTATAGATGGTATGCGTAAGGCAGGTCGTTTGGTTCCTGGTCATCCAGGCCATCCGCGTGATCTCAGTGGCTTTTCAATTATTTGTGGTCTTGATCCCGCTATGGTTGGTGATACAGCCGTCGTTTGCTACGCTATTGATCGGGTTAGTCATAAACGCTATATCGTTGATGCTATTAAAATCACTCGCCCTACGCCTGCTGCAATCCGTCAGATAATCTTTGACTGGACTGCGCTCTATCAACCTACTGAGTGGATTGTGGAAAAGAATGCATTTCAATCATTCCTTACCCAGGACGAAGGTATCCGACAGAACCTGGCCTCTAGAGGAGTGCTACTGCGGGAACACCATACTGGCTCCAACAAATGGGACTCAGGCTTCGGTGTTGCATCAATGTCAACTTTGTTCGGGACCAAGCAGTTCGACGGTAAGCACCACAGAGACAACCTTATGCACTTACCTTCTGACCAAACTGAAAACATTAAGGCGCTCATAGAGCAATTGATTACTTGGTCACCTACTACTAAAGGCAAGACCGATATGGTTATGGCTCTTTGGTTCTGTGAGATCAGAGCACGTGAGATGCTCAACCAAGGTATGCATCAGACCCACCACTTAAAAAATCCTTTCCTGTCTCGTTACGAGATGGGTAAACGAACAGTTATCAACATAGATGAACTGCTCGCAGAAAAAAACCGCACGTTCATCTAACAAGGAGATAACAAATGAAAATGATGAAAAAGGCTGCAGCAAAGCCAATGGCTAAACCAACACCAAAGGCTCCAGCAAAGACAACAACTAAGGCACCTGCTAAGAAGCCTGCACCACTTAAAGGTCCTGCTGCTATTAAAGAATTACAACGCCAAGTTTCAAAGTCTGGCGTTAAGAAAGCCGAAGAAGGCGCTAAGAAGGGCCTTGATAAGAAGTACCCAGGATTGTACAAGAAGTAAGGATTCCCATTGTTATCAACTAAAGAGGTAGTAGCCAAGGTTAATCGCCTGCAATCGCGCTACGCCGCACGTGACCAGAGAATGCGTGATGTGCTCTCTGTACGTCAGGGAGACATTAGCAAGGTTTACCCTGCAATGTTTTCAGAGGAGTACCCAAAACCTCTAGTTGCTAACTTCATTGACGTAGCAGCGCGTGACCTTGCAGAAGCAATGGCACCGCTACCATCATTTAACTGTGCTGCAACCAATATGGTTTCAGACTCAGCACGTAAGGCAGCAGATACTCGTACTCGTATTGTTAACCATTACATCAGTGCATCTGAACTACAAATTCAAATGTATACTGGTGCTGACTGGTTTAATACTTACGGTATGTTGCCAGGTATGGTGGAGATGGATTATGAAACCAATAATCCTCGCATTCGCTTACTTAATCCTTTTGGTACTTACCCTGAGATTGATCGCTTTGGTCGCACCGTATCTCTTACGCAGGTAATGGCATCTGATGCTGAGACACTTGCAATGCAGTACCCAGAGTTCTATGACCAGATTATGCCAAAGAATGTTTATTCTCCTGGCTCACCTTATGTGTCACTAGTTCGCTACCACGACAAAGACCAAGATCTAATTTTTATTCCAGAGCGTAAGAACCTAGTACTATCAAATATCCCGAACCCTATTGGCAAGTGTATGGCATACGTTGCTATGCGTTCATCCATTGATGGTGAAGCACGTGGACAGTTTGATGATGTTCTATCAGTTCAACTTGCTCGTGCTCGCTTTGCGGTATTGCAGATCCAAGCAGCAGAGAAATCTATCCAAGCACCTATTGCTATTCCACAAGATGTGCAAGAGTTAGCCCTTGGTCCTGATGCGATTATGCGTTCTGCTAATCCACAAGGTATCCGTCGTGTTCCTTTGGAACTACCACCTGGAGTATTCACAGAGTCAGGTGTACTAGAACGTGAACTACGTTTAGGTTCTCGTTATCCAGAAGTTCGCTCAGGTAACATTGATGCATCCATCGTTACAGGTCGCGGTGTACAAGCGCTACAAGCAGGCTTTGATACACAGATCAAATCAGCACAAGCACAGTTCGCTCGTATGTTTACAGATCTTGCTTCTCTTTGCTTTGAAGTAGATGAGAAGATCTTTGGTAATATGCCAAAGGAAATCAAGGGCGTAGATGACGGTACTCCATTTAATATGAAGTACATCCCATCACGTCAAATTGATGGCAACTACGGTGTAGATGTTCGCTACGGCATTATGTCTGGTATGGATCCTAACCGTGCCATCATTGCTTTACTACAAATGCGTTCAGACAAACTCGTATCTCGTGACTATGTACGTCGTGAGATTCCAATGGAGTTAAACGTAACGCAGGAGGAACAACGTGTTGATATCGAAGAAA